TAGAGAGCAAAGCGCATGAAAGCATTAAAAAGATTTCAGTAGAAGAAGTTAAGAAGCTATTTAAAAAGGTAGATGCTAAGTATGCCGAGCTTTTAGCGAATACTTGTGGTTCAAAAGAAGAGATTATTGAAAAAGGCAAAAGTGCCGGTTTAGAAATAAGTGAATCTAAAGTAAATGAAGACCGTGATAAAGAGTTTATTGCCATATATCAAGAGTTACTTGCTAAAGGGTTAGACAAAAATGCAGCATTTGGTATGGCAGTGTTACGAATAGCAAAGAAGTATAACATCACAGAATTTTCTAAAGATGAGCCTAAAAAGATGACCGAATCAATAAATGAAGATGAATACGATTCAACATGCGAGGATTGTGGAACAAAATTTAATTGTGATACCGGTCATTTGAATAAGAATAGAAGTATTGTTTGCCCAAAGTGCGGCGGATTAGCCAAAGAATTAACCCCCGAAGAGAAAAAAGAGCTGAGAAAGCCTTATATTGAATCTAAAGTAAATGAAGACGAAAACAAAAAGTTTAGCAAGGGAACGACCCAAGAAGAAATATCGCAGTATTTATATGGGCTAAGGAATGTTAGTATGAATAATATTTCTAGTGCCCTTAAAGAGCTAGAAGGGAAGTTTGGCTTAACGAGAGAAGAAGCGAAAGAAGCAACGCTTTATTGGCTAGAACATTTCAAGAGCCCCGGAGCACCGAACGAGTCAATAAACGAATTCGTTCGCAAAGTTGGAAGTAAGTGGAGAGTAGTATCGCATAAGGGTAAGAATCTTGGTGAGTACGATACGAAGGAAGAAGCTAAGAAAAGATTAGGGCAGGTAGAGTTCTTTAAGCATAAGAATGAATCGAAAGTAAACGAAGCTTCGGCACATATCTTTAAGATTGGTGAGAAAGTAGTAATGCAGAGTGGGTCTCCTATTAGCACAAGATTTAGAGGAATAGGCGAAGTTATAAAGGTCACTCCGTTGCCTAATGTTTCGGGTGGGTATGAGATAGAAGTAAAGGATAGGAATGGAGAGATTATAAAGACGCATGATAACTTTATTAAGTTGTCATCTACGAATGAAGATGTAGCACCGACAGGTCAGAATCCGAATAAGTATCAGTCCATTGCTCGTGGTATTGCTGATGAGAACGAAGCTAAGAAAATCGCTATGGAAAAGAAAGGAACTGTTCAGAAGGACGACCAAGACAAAGAAGGCAAGCGCTTTATGGTTGTGGTGAAAGAGAGTACGAATGAAGAAGAAAAGAAACCGGTAATAGCTTTATTCCCTAAAGCTATTGATTTTCGTTATATTCAAGGCAAGGCTAGCTATAAGCAAGGAACTGAAGAGTATAGACTATTGGATGCTATGAACGAAGCGCTTTGGAAGAAGTACCTTAATGTAATGGCTGGTAGCGGAACGACCGTTGAGTACGATAGCGTTAAAGATGTATTCAACGTTACGAATATGACAGGTGTTGGTGAGTCTAAGATAAATGAAGTTAGCTTTCCTATTTGGTCAATTCTTGATAGGAATGCTGAGCACGGGTCAGAATATGTGAATGGCAAAGACGGTCAGCTTTTGACCTTTAATTCAAAGGTAGATGCTCGTAAATATATTGTTGACGTACTCGGTCCTGCAAAAGGTCGCTATGAGATTATGCCGATGAGTGATGCAGCTAGCCAAGTGGAAGCAAGACCGGTAGGCGAATCTAAAGTAAATGAAGAGAAGCATGAGGAAGTAAAGGTATTCGAGCTTCCTAAATGTGATTTTTGCGCTCAAGATGGTAAAGACAAAGAAGCCATGTACGATGGAAAGACGAACATTGGTCCTTGGGCTAATATGTGTAAAGAGCATTTTAGTATACACGGAACGGGATTAGGACTTGGCAAAGGTCAGAAGCTGGTTAAAGCGGACGCCCCTAAAAAGATGAAGATATCTTTTGAAGACTGGATGAAAGAGGTAAATAAGGAAGTAGAAAGTGCGGTTGGTATGAGCGCAAACGACTTACCTGATTATTGTTATAGAGACGCTTATGATGACGGCAAGTCGCCCAAGTCCGTGGCTAAGGCAGCTATAAGAAGCTCAAATGAAAGTACTCTCGACAATCACTATGGGTCACGTGACGAGAAAGACTTGGCATTAGCTATGGAGCGATTAGAGAAAATGACTGGCCATACTTTAGCACCTGAAAGAGAAAAGCTTAGAAAGGAAATAACCGAATTGAGAGCACGCGTTGGCAAGAACGAAACACTTATCGAAAAGAAGTTCTTGGTTGAGAGCCTTATGAAGAAGCTTGAAGTAGAAGGCATAAATGAGCAGGAAGAAAAGTTCCTTAAAGAGTTTGAAGCAGAATTCAGCCACTTGTCTGAAGATGCTAAGAAAGCAATAGCACTTTCAGTCACTAAGCTGAAAGAGGAAGCAGCTAAAATGCTTACAGCACCGTATGCAGTAGGGAACGTTAAGAAAGGCGATTCAATTAAGATTGCAAATATGGACAGCCAGTCAGGACATTTGTCCTTTGATGTGGTGGAATCAGCGACCGGTAAGGTGGCTGGAAGGTTATCTTTTGATAGCTCGGCAGAGGCGAAGGAGGCCGGCTGGCAAGTTTAAAGGGGTTGTATGAATGACTTGTATAATAAACTAAGACAGAGAACTTTAAATGAGCATGATGAAGACTACCATGCGTCAATTAAAGTCTATCTGCATAAAGATGGGGCATTGCTAGAGGATGCAGGAGATGTTGGTATTTATTTTGATATAGATATCAACTATACAAGCTCTGGTATTCGCGGAATAGTGCCCATTATTGGTAGAATAGACGGAATTAGCTATACTGAAGTTGGGGAAGGTGAACAGAAGACTTCGAAAGTGCTTACTGTAAGAAGAGACTTAGTTGAGATTGAGTGGGTGGAAGCTGGTGGCTATTTCCCGATGGAATTGGAAGTAACGCTTAATCCGGATGACACGGTTAAAAGTGCAATGCTACAGTTTGGCTATTTAAAGCCTGTATAAAGAAGGAGAGAACCATGTCAGAAGAAGTTAAGAATGCTGAGCAGGAAATAAAAGATACAGTTGGAACTGTGGCAGTACCTGGAGTAAAGGATACGTTCGACCAGCAGAAGATATCCCAGGAGGATTACGTAAGAGCGTTAGCGCATTCGACAATTACGTTTTTGAATTTGATAAATACCGCTTTGGTTAAAATGAACTATTCAAGAAAGCAAAGGAAGCAGGCCTTTCGCGACTTTATGGATAGGGGCTTGTTAGATGGCAATATCAATGTTGAGCTACAGAAGCTAATTGAGTTAACGACGAAGATAAATTGGGAGGTTATAGATGAGTGATACTAAAGAGAATGGTTCAAAACCTAATATGCTTTTTGAGGTATTAAGATTGCTTACTCCGGCTGGCGTGACGATATCGATATTTTTGATGTCGTTACTTATCAATAAGGTTGATAAGCTGGATGACAAGGTTTTTAAGCATTTGACTAATGATGAGATACATGTTTCAAGAATGCAAGTTATATCGAAAGCAGAGTTTGATATGCAGAGCCAATTTAAGGATAAAGAGATGCGAGATTTTAGAGAGTTAGTAGCTGGCTTGCGTCAAGACATAAAGGATTTAAAGAAATGAGCAGATTAGTTCCTGATAGAGTTATTGATGCAGTTAAGAACTTCAATGATATAGCTGTCGACATAGCTGGGATTGACTGCACTTTGTATATTCCAAGCAATCTCGCTAATGTAGATATGAATACGGCCTATGTGCCAACGCTAACCTTTACCGAATATCTTGAGCAGAAAGTATGGATTGAATGGAAGCCGACAATAAAGAGATTAAGAAAGCTTGGCTGGTTTTCAGAGGATGAGTTGCCAATAATCGCTTGGTTTAAGCATGACCCAATGGTTGTGATAAAGAGCTATATTAAAGTGCCTTATAAGTACGTTTTGGATACACGAGTAGCGCCATCAACGACTGACACAACGATAACTGAATTGGAAGTGATAGAGCTTCTTGGTGGTGTAGCGCATGATGCGGAATTAACACGGTGTGTTAAATTGGCTTCTCGGAGGGTGTGATGGATACGCCTTATTATACAAAGGTTAAGAAGATAACGAATACATCTAGTGCGCAGGTAGCCATTGAATTGGAATCTGGCGAGTCGATATACTTGCTTCCGAGAATGTTTATTGAGGATGTAAGCATCCCGACAATGTACCTAAGGAAGATAGCTAAGTATGTAAAGATAGAGTATAGCCTTAATGAAGTAATGCACAACGAAGCACCGAAGCGTTCAAGGAGATTCGATGGATGAGCTAAGACCCTCTACACTTGATGAGGTTATAGCTACACGTGCAATGACTATAGCTCAGAGATGCTCTGAGATATATCCTTTTGCTCAAAAGACCGGTTGGGGGCCTGAGAGCCACTTTGAACAGATTTTTTACGAGTATAGACGTATATTTCTTGAGAGCTGGACCGATAGAAACATTGAAGCTTTGAAGAAGGCGACTTGGCATAAGTTTATGCATATGTTGCAGGCTAATGCGCGTCATAGAAGGTTTGGTAATGGCTAGTTTTTTACCAAGTATAGATGCTGGGATAAGAGCACTTGCATATAGCAAGTTTGGTACGTTACTTAGTTTAACGAGTATGGCTAATGATACCGCCCTTTTTCCGAGAAAAATAGCTATGAGAATGATAGCTGAAACTAAGGGTAGAACGGTGGCATCATTTATAAGTGTGTGGCGAGAAAGGACAAGCTTTTCGTGGCAGAGGAATAGAACACCTGTGTCAAGAATAGGACTAAATACTTTGTTGGCAGATAGCTCAAAGACTTTGATTACGAATATAAAAGCTGTTCCTGTTGATTTAGAATATTCCCTTTGGTTTATTTCGAAGAGTTTACCAGCTTTGCAGGATGTTGTGGATATGTATTTATTTTGGGCACAGACAGACCCTAGTTTAAAATTGATATTTAACAGTCAGTATCCGGTTGAGTATAAGCTTCACTTTGGTGATATAGTTGATGAGTCTACGGTGATGGAGCAGTTTGAGCAGGGTTTGTATTATGTTTATAGAATGCCCTTAAAGGTTGATGGCTGGATATTTGATTTGGACGAAGCTAAGACAATCAAGACAATCTATTTGGATGTGTATGATGAAGAAGGCACAGAAAATATTTTATTATTTGAAAGAGTGATTACGGAGTAGCATAATGTTTGAAGAAGTTCTCAAAGATGTAAAGAAAGTGACAGAAGGTGACTTGCGCAAATTGTATGAAGGCAATTCCGGGATTTATGCGTCTACGGATATACGCCCTCAGCCCAGTGATGTTACGATTGCTGCGTGGTTGTATAGAATCTCACAGTGGGGGCCATTAACAATAACGCATTATAATCCTGAGAGCAAAATTAAAAGAGTAATAACGCAAGATGAGTTTATACAGAAAGTAAGCGACCCTGAGTTAAATAAGTTATTTGGAACGTGGGATGGGGACAGATTGGATATAGATAAAGCGGTGTGGTTTAGAGATTACGTTGGATTGGATGGAAAAAAGTATCAGGAAAAGTTTACCATTGAAGTGGATTTAAGTGCCATTGAGGGGTTTAAGGAAAAGGATAATTGGCTATTAAAAACAGCTAAAAAGTTTTTAGGGTTAAAGTAGAGGAGGTAGTATATGGGCTTTTATGTTGCCGCAGGGGTTTATTCAATTGAAAGAGACTTAAGTCAGATAGTTCCTAATCTGTTAACAAGCAGTGCCGGTATTGTTGGGTATTCTGTTAAGGGCGATGTTGATGAGATTAAGCTCATGACAAACTCTCAGCAGTTTATTCAAGAATACGGCGAGCCTGTTACCGGTTACTACTTCCACTATAGCGCTTTGGCTTATTTGGAAAAGGGTAATGTGCTATATTGCAAACGTGTAGTGAATGGGGCTAAGTATGGTGGTGTGAAGATTCGTCCAAGTACAGAAGTAAGCAATGCTGCTTTTAGTGTTGGAACATCGGCAAAGACCTACTTCAGTGTGAGCGGTGAGGAAATACTTTTTGAAGTCTTTGGTAAAGACCCGGGAGTATGGAATGCTGATGTTGGTGTTAGGATTGAAAATATTGATGATACTGAGTATAGTTTCGATTTAGTGGTTTATTGCAAAGATGATGACGCAGTATACCAGAAGATGGAAACTTGGACAGTATCAAGAAAGCATAAGAATGACGGCTATGGCAATCAGATGTATCTTGAAGAGAAGATTAACGGGTTTAGTTCTTACATTGCAGTAGCAAACAATACTGGTAAAGCTGACACTGTTTTGCCAAAGGCGCAGGTTACTACGTTAGCGTTTACTTATGGTAGTGATGGTTCCGCAGTTTCAAGTAGCCATGTTAATACTGGTTGGAACTTGTTCGCAAATCCGGATGACATTGACGTAAGAATACTTATTAACGGTGGTTATACGGATGTAGCAGTGCAGACAAAGATGAAGACTATAGTCGAAGACAGAAAAGATTGTATAGCTGTCTTGGATATACCTTCGAGCAGTTTGGCTACTCCTGCAGACATGATTACCTGGAGAAATGCGACACAGAATTTCAATTCAAGTTATACTGCGTTGTATGGTGGTTGGCTAAAAATAAATGACGATTACAATGGCGGTATAATTGTGCAAGTTCCGACGTCAGGTTACATGGCCGCACAGATGGCTTACAATGACTACATTGGAGAGCCTTGGACGGCACCCGCAGGTACGACAAGAGGCATGCTTAATGTTATTGGCGTAACGAATAAGCTTGAACAAGGTGACTTAGAGACAATGTACGTTGCTGGAATAAACCCAATAAGGTTTGTACGTGGAAGAGGTATAATGATTTGGGGTCAAAAGACACAGCAAACTAAAGCATCGGCGTTGGACAGACTAAATGTTCGTAGGTCGTTAATCGTCATGGAGAAGGCTATATCAATAGCTCTTTATGATTTCGTGTTTGAGAACAATAGCGTAACGACTCGCTTTAGAATAAGCGCAATGGTTGAGGATTACTTTGATGCTTTATCGGCACGTGGAGCATTTCAGACTACCGGCGACGACAAGGGGTATAGAATAGTTTGCGACGAGACAAATAATACCCCGGCAATTATTGCCCGAAATGAGCTTCATGTAGACGTGTTTGTGAAGCCGATAAGGACGGCAGAGTTTATCCAGTTGCAGACTATTGTTACAGCTACGTCGATTTCTTTCGATGAGCTGATAGCCAAAGGTTCATTGATTTAATAGGATAAGTGGTGCTAAACCCCTAAGAATCAAGCGGAAATAGGTTGCGCTAACGGTTTGAAGGGGTTTAGCCTATCTTTCCTTATAGCAGGAGTCGCTAGCGCTATACGCGTTTTAAGCAAGGAAATACGAGGAGGGAATTATGGCTGAAATGGGCGTAAATAGTTTAAAAGCCGAGTTAACAAATCCGGCTCGTTTGTACATGTGGACGGTGCAGATACCGGGCATCGTCGGCGGTGGAGATGAGAACTCCATGATGCTTAGATGTCAAGCGTCGTCAATCCCAGGTTTTGGCTTTGGTGAGATAAAGGTGCCTTATAAGCAGACTGCTGGTTTCAAAGTGCCTGGCAAAGAGACATTTCAACAGCTTTGGACTACGACCTTTATCGAAGGTGAAGATAGAAAGGTATTTGACGCTCTTTGGGGTTGGAAGAAACAGATTGTCAATCCTACTAGTGGCGTAGGTGCTGACGGTTCGTCAATAAAAGCGAATATCTATTTGACATTGGAAACGACGCAGGGAACGATTTACAACAAGCTAAAGCTTTCAGGAGCATGGGTTCAGGCTGTCCCTGACACGGCATTGAACTTTACGGATGACGGGGCAATATATTACTCGGTTACATTTGCGTATGACAGCATTGAATCAATGAACTAATATGTCACAGCTTTCGAATGTGCTTAATCAGGCGGTATCTGGAATAGGCTTAGATACAAATAAGCTTGTAGGCGCCCTCATGGGTTCTGGAGGTGCAAATCCTATAAAGTGGAATGTTGGTTTCCAACGTAACTATATGTGGGATGTGTTATTACCTGACCTTGGGGGTGGCCTTGGCTTAAGTATTCTTGGCATACAATTACCGAAAGGTTTTTCAGCTCCGGTTGGTGTTTTGGTATCACGTTATTGTCAAGAGGTTAAGTTTGGTCAGTATGGAGTGACAGAATTAGTAGAGATGAAGAAGGGTGGAAAGTTAGAGAAGTTTGCGGGCTTAAGAAATATCGACAAAATCACGCTTACATTTTTGAAGCCGGTGCCTGATGTGGTATCGTATTACTTTTATCGTTGGCGTCAATTAGTTTGTAACGATAAAGGTTATTATGGAGTAAAATCCGCATACGCAAAGACAATGCGAATGATACTGTACGATGTTACTGGCATATCGACGGCATGGTTTAAGGCAGTAAATACGTTTCCTTTAAGCGCACCGGTATATTCGATGGACTACACGAATGAAAAGTTATTAACGCTATCTATGGAGTTTAGCGTAGATGATGTTGAAGGTTGGTAAAAAGAAAGAAGGGGGAAGGTATGGAGAAGACTTTAATAAGTTTGCCGTCGAAGAGACTACCTTATGGTGAGAAGGTTACTGATGTATCCTTAAGCCCTTTTAGTGGCAGAGAGGAAATGCTAATTGCTGAGATAACGAATGATAACTTTTATAAGAAGTTTGTTACTGTGTTTAAGAACGTTCTTACCGGCATTGACCCGATAGACCTAACAGTCGGTGATATGCTTTACCTGCTAATATGGGAAGCAATCAATTCGTTTTCAAAAGAGTACAAAGTAACGTACACCTGCTCAACTTGCCTCGCAACAAATGAAGCTATAATAGACTTGAGTAAGTTTGAAAAGATAGAGCTACCGGACTCTTATAAAGAGCCTTATGCTGTAACGCTATCTGACGGCAAGGTATTGAATTTACGCCTTCAGCGGGTTAGTGATGAGATAAAGATAGTTGACTATGAGAAGAATCAGCAGAACTCTTGGATGTTTAGATATGCTTTAACGATAGTCGATGGTGAGAAAAAGACCATGGATATAGTTGAGAAGATGGAATATTTAAAGAGTTTATCAACGAAAGATACGTCAATGATAAGAGCATTTCAAGAAGAGTTTAAACATGGGTTAGATATGAGACAGAACTGTACATGTAAAAATTGCGATGCTCTGGAGCTGGTCGCTTGTCCCTTTCAACTTGATATGGTTTTTCCGTTTGGTTCCGGACTTAAAAAGTATTTTAGAGCGTAACTTTGTTCTTGCTTATTATGGGCACTTGTCGAGAGCAGAAGTGATGGAGATGGACTTAAAGGAAATTGACTGGTGGCATGGAAGAACAATCGAAGAA